TTTATTAAACTAAGAATATGAGCAAAATAATTTCATGGTTAACTGGAGGACTTATTAAGGAAGTAGGTAATGTAATTGACAGCTTAACTACCACAAAGGAAGAAAAACTTGAAATTAAAAAACAATTGCAGGTTATTCTCGAAAAAGCCGAGGCTAACGCTCAGGTAGAAGTTACTTCAAGATGGAAGTCAGACATGAGCTCTGACAGTTTTCTTTCAAAAAATATTCGGCCAATGGTATTAATATACCTAACATTTATATTTTCTGTATTAGCATTTGCTGACGGGAACATTGGTGAATTTAAAATAGCAACAGAGTACATACCTATTTTTCAAACATTGTTAGTTACTGTTTACGGGGCCTACTTCGTAGGTAGATCTTGGGAAAAAGGCCGTAAGATAATGAATAATAAAGACAAATAAAGTAGTTTTACGAGATTTCGTGTAATTATATAATAAATATAATAACAATTAAATCTAATACTATGAAAAATCTAATTATTGCATTATTTATTACGCTAGCATCATTTACAGCAAAAGCACAAGAACAGTTTAATGGAATCTGGGCAAATAGTGGCTCTTCATACATGAAAACTATTCTAGCCAGCGAATATAGTGTAATACAGGTATACAATACTAGCTTTGAAGAATATAGAGTAATAAATGAAAAAGTTATACCAGGCGATCATACAACGTTTAGCACGGAATTGTATAATAAATCAAATGGATATAGAGTAAATATAAAGTACATATTAAAAGATGCTGACACTATAGAAATAGTTTCGTCTGGGTCTTTAAATAGAACAGACACACTAACAAGATTATACTAAAAAAAAATTATGGCTTATAAACAAATTTTCGGCAGAGACAATTTAAAAAATGAAAATATATCTGCTCTTACGAACGGGGGTGATACTCCTGTAACGGATCCAGTATCAACTGATCCCAAGAAAAAGAAAAAACCTAAAAGTACTTCAACTACTGCCACTACTTCTGAAAAAGGAATTGATCCTAATATGCCGGGATCTAGACGTAAAGGTACTATATTTACAGATACGGTAACCACTGTTTATGATGGCACAACTGGAACCGAAAAGCCTAGTAAACCTACGGGACCTACTCAACCTTTTAACAATCCAGCAGTACCTGGGCAAACTTACCAGGAATTTATGGATGCACCATTTGGGTCTCTGGGTAAACCTGCAAAAACGCCTAATACTCCAGGAAGAACAGAGGTAAGTAGTTCAACTAGATTCGTACCGGATAAGCTAGCAACACCAATAACTTTAGACTCTTACGGGCCCAACCATAAGTTTGATATGCCTAAAGGGGAGCCTATAGAGGGGGCAAAACCTTTTTCGGATCTTGTAGCCATAAAAGTTTCCCGAGGAGGAGGGGGCCATTTAGCGAGTGATAGCAATAGGCCAAGAAGAATGATGGGTACACTTACTGACGGTGGCCTGCGGGAGCGTACTATGGAGGAAACAGTTGCTACCCGTGAGGAAGCATCTCGTCTTAAGGCGCTAGTAGAATACAACAACTCTGAGTTAAGAGACAGATACAGCCCTGAAAACATAACCAAAAACTGGAAAGGAAATGCTCAGGGGCTGGAAAACGCGTTGGAAAGAGGCAGAAATCTCATCAATAACAATTTGTCGACAGTAGACAGTTTTAGGGATGTTTATGATGCAGAAGCTGCAACTATACGGGGAGGAAAAACTCGGGTTACCAACAAAAATAGACCAGCAAAACATGCGGCGGAAAAAGAAAAACGAGCAAACTTAAGAGCACAGAAAGAAACAGATACTGCTGCAAAAGCTGCTGCGCTAAAAGCTAAGCGAGATAAAGAAAGAGCAGCTAAAGTCGCGGCTATAGAAAAAAAGAAAAAAGAAAGAGCTGCTTTAGTAGCGAGAAACAGAAAACGTAACTAACTAATAAAAACAATAATTATGGCATTTAAAATGACACCAGGGATTAAAGGTACTCCCGCAAATAGTTTAATGATGAACGGAGGCTGTGGAGGAAAAGGACAACCACCTTGCCCGCCTAGATTTCAAGCAGAAAAAATGATGGCACCGGTAGCGGATAGATCTTCTAGCGCTAGATCTAAAGTTACTAGAGCAAAAAATAAAGTTGCAGCTCCAGCTCCACCAACACCTCCAGCACCGGTTAAGCTTAAAGTGAACCTGCCAAAGGGTTTTGAAATGGACAAAAAGACTGCGCAGCAATTTGAAATGGCATTTGGAGATCTATCTGGTTATAAAAATCAGGAAGCACTAGATAGTGCCGTTATGCAATTTGTTAAAAAGTATAGCGGACCTGTTGTTAATCCTGGCGAGGGACCTGTTATTGGTTTTCCTGGTGAGGGACCTGTTATTGGGCCACCTGGTAAATTTGAGCCTTCACCCGCAGAGCCTGTTAAAGGAGTAGCGGCTAAAATAGCAAAATAAAAATTAATAATTAATAATTAAATTAAATCAAAATGAGTAAAGTAAAAAAGATGGAGGTAACTCCAAAGGCGATCACTAAAGACGAGTTAAAAAAAGTTACAGAGCTGCAAACAGAGCTGCAATCGTATTTAGCTAACATTGGTGTATTAGAAGTGCAAAAAGCTAAAGCTATTTTTCAAGTAAACATGATTGAAAAAGAAATGGGTGAGGTTAAAAAAGATATTGAGGCTAATTATGGCCCAGTTAATATTAATCTTTCTGATGGAACTTACGAGGAAATTAAAGAGTAAGTTATGGAAAGTGTTATAAGAAAAATTAGTATCGGGGCTGACTATAAAAACGAAGCAATGCACTACTCTGTTAAACAGACAGTTTACGGCGGCCACGAAATTTCTCATATAATATTTGAAGAGTCTGATAATTCTTATAACATATTTATTAAGAAAGTAGATGAGATAATGCCGTGGAAGAAGTTTAATTCTAACATGGCAATATCCGTTGAGTATGACCTGGAGTATTAATGCGAAGTATATATGACTTTATCATAAAGCCAGTAGGTGAAAGATATGATAACAAGGTCGAACTAGGAGAGCATACCTTGATAACAAATAGCTCTATAGAAAGTTTTAAGCACGTTAACAATGTTGCTGAGGTAGTAGAAACCCCCGTGGCATTTGCAACCCCTATAAGGAAAGGTGATTTGATTGTCGTACATCACAACGTGTTCAGGGTATTTTACGACATGAAAGGAACCAAAAAAAATAGTAGGTCGTTTTTAAAAGATGATTTATTCTTTTGTAGCACGGATCAAGTGTACTTGTATAAAAGAACAAACACTTGGAAGTCTTTTGGCGATAGGTGTTTTGTAGCACCTGTTAAGAATAGAGACGTTTTAAGCAACAAAAAAACAGCTGATCTTATTGGTATACTTAAAATAGGTAATAGCTCCTTAGAGGAGTCTGGAATCAATCCAGGGGACATAATAGGGTTTACGCCGAATAGCGAATGGGAGTTTGTTATAGACGACCAGATTATGTATTGTATGAAATCAAATGATATTGTTATAAAGTATGGACTCAATAGAAACGAAGAGGAGTATAATAGCCGCTGGGCACGAAGCAATTAAAGAATTAGTAAAGGTAGCAAAAGAAAAGATCGTTGACTCAGAAGAAGATATTTCAGCTGACAGACTTAAAAATGCTGCCGCTACTAAAAAGCTTTGTATCCTAGATGCATTTGAAATACTTAATAGAATACAGGAAGAAGAGGGTATGATTGCAGAAGCCACAAAAGATTCTAACAAACCAGCGTTCAAAGGATTCGCAGAAGGGAGATCTAAATAATGGCTTACGAACAACAATTATACAGTATAGTCAAAGACTATATTAGGCCTCAAGCAATTAAGAAAAAAAATAGATACGCTAAGTGGGTTTACGGCTATGACAATGAACACGATGTTGTTGTTATAAGCAAGACCGGTAAGATAGGGGATATATATTTAATAAGCGGTGTGCATATTGCATTACCTTTATTAGAAGGAAAGCTTAACACTAAAGAAACAAAGTGGAAAGCACACGAATACCCAAAAGAACTTAGCAGAATAAAAAGTGAAGCAGATTGGATTAAGTATCCTAATGCTTTTAAAGAAAAATGGTATGAGTATATTGACGGAGAGTTTAATAAGCGGGAAGAAGGTTTTTGGTTTTATAACAAAGACAAGCCTACTTATATTACTGGCACTCATTACATGTACTTGCAGTGGTCCAAAATTGACGTTGGGCAACCTGACTTTAGAGAATCAAACAGGTTATTCTACATATTCTGGGAAGCTTGCAAAGCAGACAAGAGAAGCTACGGCATGTGCTACCTTAAAAACAGGAGATCTGGATTTTCTTTCATGGCTTCCGGCGAGACCGTTAACCAAGCAACAATATCTTCGGATGCTCGATTTGGTATATTGTCCAAATCTGGACCCGATGCAAAGAAAATGTTTACAGACAAAGTTGTACCAATATCGGTTAACTATCCATTCTTCTTTAAACCAATACAAGACGGAATGGACCGTCCCAAGACAGAACTCGCATACAGGGTTCCCGCTTCAAAATTCACAAGGAGGAAGCTCGATTCAAACACAAAACCAGAAGAAGTCGTTGGTCTCGACACCACGGTCGACTGGAAAAACACAGGGGACAACTCGTACGATGGTGAAAAACTAAAGCTATTAGTTCACGATGAAAGCGGTAAATGGGAAAGACCAACTAATATACTTAACAACTGGCGAGTAACTAAAACTTGTTTAAGATTAGGTAGCAGAATTATCGGTAAGTGTATGATGGGATCAACATCAAACGCTTTAGACAAAGGAGGTAAAAACTTTAAGAAGTTATATGAAGACTCTGATGTAGACCGCCGAAACAAAAACGGTCAAACAAAAAGTGGGTTATACAAGTTGTTTATTCCTATGGAATGGAACTACGAAGGCTTTATTGATGAATATGGCTGGCCTGTATTTGAAACACCTAAAAAAGAATTGCTTGGTCCTCAGGGAGATGTAATTGACGAAGGTGTTATAAATCATTGGGAAAATGAAGTTGAAGGTTTAAAAGATGATGCAGATGCATTAAACGAATACTACCGTCAATTCCCAAGAACAGAACAACACGCTTTTAGAGACGAATCGAAGCAATCAATATTTAACTTAACAAAGATCTATCAGCAGATAGATTATAACGATGAGTTAAGAAACAATACAATGGTTACCAGAGGAAACTTCCAGTGGAAGAATGGTATCAAAGATACCGAAGTAATGTTCTACCCTAATAAAGACGGTAGGTTTTATATTACCTGGGTGCCAAATCAAGAACAACAGAATAACATAATAATAAAGAATGGTATTAAGTACCCTGGAAACGAACATATTGGAGCTTTTGGCTGCGACAGTTACGATATTAGTGGTGTTGTTGGTGGTGGAGGTTCTAATGGAGCGCTTCATGGATTAACTAAGTTTTCAATGGAAGACGTGCCGCCCAACCATTTCTTTTTAGAATATATTGCAAGGCCTTCAACCGCTGAAATGTTTTTTGAAGATGTATTAATGGCTATGGTATTTTACGGTATGCCTATACTTGCGGAAAACAACAAGCCAAGACTGCTTTACTATATAAAAAGAAGAGGTTATAGAGGTTACTCTATGAATAGACCAGACAGAACATATAATAAGTTATCAGTGTCAGAAAGAGAAGTAGGAGGAATACCTAATTCAAGTGAAGATATAAAACAAGCACATGCATCTGCTATTGAAACGTATATAGAAGATTTCGTAGGAGAAAAAGTAGACGGTTATGGAGATGTTTATTTGCAAAGAACATTACAAGATTGGGCTAGGTTTGACATAAATAACAGAACGAAGCATGATGCGTCTATAAGTTCAGGGCTAGCCTTAATGGCTTGCAATAAACACAGGTATACACCTAGAGCCGCAGTGCAAAAAAAGGTATACACCTTAGGATTTAAAAAATACAATAACGAGGGAGCTACTTCAAAAATAATATAATAAATGAACGTAAGTACAAATACTAATAGCCCATTTCCTGATCAGGTAGTTAGCGATGCTGAAAAAGCTACGCTAGAATACGGACTACAAGTGTCAAGAGCTATTGAGCAGGAGTGGTTTAATTATGGAGGAGCCGGATCAAACAGATATTCTGTTAATTGGAATAGCTTCCACAACCTTAGGCTATATGCTAGAGGTGAACAAAGCGTGCAAAAATATAAAGATGAATTAGCTATTAATGGCGATTTGTCTTATTTGAATTTAGACTGGAAACCAGTTCCCATACTATCAAAGTTTTCTAATATTGTTGCTAATGGTATTACACAGAAGCAATATGATTTGTCTGCTTATTCGCAAGATCCACAGTCTTTGAAAAAAAGAACTGATTATGCAAATAACATATTATTTGATATGTTGACCGTAGACTCTAGAGCACAAGCTAACTCCATTATGCCTATGGACCTAAGCAGGTCTGGAATGTCCGATAATGAACTTCCGGAATCCTTAGAGGAAAGAGATCTTCACATGCAGCTTAGGTACAAGCCAGCGATAGAGATTGCGGAGGAAGAAGCAATTAACACAGTATTGGCTACAAATGAGTACGACTTGGTAAGAGCTAGGGTAAATCAAGATCTAGTTAACATAGGGATAGGCATAACAAAAACGTCGTTTAACCCAGCTGAAGGTATTGTGGTTGATTACGTGGATCCAGCTTATTGTGTTTGGTCGTATACGGAAGACCCGCACTTTGAAGACATATACTACGTAGGAGAAGTTAAGTCGATAACTATACCGGAGCTCAAAAAAGA